GAAAGAAAAAGAAAAAGAAAAAGATTTTGTAATGCCAAAAAGTTTTGTTAGTATTTTTTCTACAGATAAATGTACAGATTATTTAAAAAAAAATCATTGTATTGAATCCTATATACAAGGAAACGCAGAAATAAAATATGATGTAAAACAAAATAGGGCTGTGTTTATTATAAAAGAAAAAGAAAAGATAAGAGGTGCAGTAGGTAGAGGTTTAACCTCACAAGTCTATCCTAAATGGTTTATGTATGGGGATAAATCTTATCCTTTTATTTCCGGGGATAGTGATACTGCTGTTCTTGTAGAAGATTGTGCTAGTGCTTGTGCTGTATCAGAAACACACACAGGAGTAGCATTAATGGGTACAAGTTTACCAGACAGTTACATACCGGTGTTAAAGAAAAAGTTTAAGAAAGTAATTGTTGCACTGGATAGAGATGCAACGACAAAGGCATTTGACATAAGCAACCAACTAAGGTATTATATACCTACTGAAGTTAAGATACTAGAAGAAGATTTAAAGTATTTTGATAAAACACAAATAGAAAGGTTATTTAATGACTAATGAAACAGTATACGTTAAGAGAGAAAAAGTTTTTGGCAAAACTTTAGTTTATCCAGTGTGTCATCAAGCACAATTACTAACTAATTTAACAGGTAAGACAACCTTGACAGAAGATGCAATAAGTATTATAAAAGCTTTAAAGTATTCTGTTAAAGAATACATTAACAAGGAGCTATAAATGAATATATTTTTTTTACACAAAGACCCACAATGGGCAGCCAATGGATTATGTGATAAGCATGTGCCAAAAATGTTATTAGAATCAGCACAGATGCTATCTACTGCTGTGCAAGAAAATGCAGGAGAGCGATTAGAAGATTTATATAAACCTGCTTATCCTAAACATCCTATGACTAAATGGGTGGGTTCTACTTTTAGTAATTTTCAATGGACATTAGAAAATGCTGTATTTATTAGTCAAGAATATTGTAAACGATTTAACAAATTACATAAATCATCTCGTATTTTAAATGTTATATATGATAATCAATATTATAAAGAAATACCAGATGAACGATTTACAACACCTCCTCAATGTATGCCCGATGAATACAAAGATAATGATTATGTAACTGCTTATAGAAAATATTATAAAGGTGCAAAAGCTTATTTTGCTAAATGGCAACGAGGTGTACCTGCACCAGATTGGTGGGCTGTTTAATGGTCACACCAAAAATTTGGACAGAAGAAAATATAAAAAAACATCTCGCCTCTGATAATAGAGGCGTAAATGTTTACTATAAAAAATTAGGTAAGAGAGATTGTATGATGTGTAATAAAAAATTTGATACTTATAGTCGCTTCGATAGATTTTGTGATACATGTAAAAAAACAGATATGTATAGGTGTCCTTAATGTATAGATTTTTTGTAATGCTGTTGTTAATTTTAATATTACTTACTACCTGTATGGGCTGTACTTATATGGTAGCAAAAGAAACAGTTAAAGTAATTGATAAAGCCTTGACACAAAGTCCTAATCCAGATAAAAAAGAAAAGATATTAATTAAACAAAATAAAACAAAAGATAAAGCTAGAGAGTTTTATTGTAGTAAAGTAAAAGATAAGGAGAAATGTAGTAATGATTAAAAGTTTTTTTCAACCACAGTTTGTTGACTTATTAACAGACTTTATGTATAACGACTTAAAAGAAAAAGTTAAATCAAAATCCAATATAAAAAAAAGCATTAATACTTTTGAAGATACTTGGGTTAACATGTTAAGGAATAGTAAAAAAAATGACAAAAGAAAAAGTTGAATTACCAGACTACTATGACTTTAGAAAGCCAGAGTTTATAAATAAAAAAGAAAAAGTTGAAAAGGATTGCATGATGTGCAACAAACCTTTTATGAGTGAGGGAATAAAAAATAGAATTTGCAATGGCTGTAAAGCAACAGATGATTGGCAGTATGGAAATGATTACAAGGTGGTAGAGTAATGTGGAAACTAATTGATTGCGGAACATACCCTTGGTTTGTTAGAGAAACAAAAAAATATTTTTATTGTGTATATTCTTTAACAGGGGAGACAAAAAAATTAAAAGTAAAACGAAGTGAAATTCCTATGTATATGTCCATGCATAAAAGTTATTTAGCGTATTTAAAAACTTGGCCCCTTAACACAGCATCTTGTATACTTGACAAAAAGAATGTAAAGTTTTATATAGACTTATGGAAAGATAGAAATAAAACAAATGTAATGAAAGAAATAATTAAACAAATGAAAGCGACAACATGGAAAAAGAATTAATAAGACTACTACTAAATAAAAAATTTTATACTAAAAATAAAAGTAAGTTAGCTAAAGAGTTTTTTACTAATGGTACCGGGGAATTGTATGAAACAATACAACATGCTCATGAAGATTCCGATAGTGATTTAAGTATTAGTGAGGTATCTTCTTTACACATGGATGTGTATAATCCTGCAACTACTAGAGCAAAGAGAGAAAACTTTGATGCATTAGTTAAGGAGATAAAAGAATTAGATTTACCTAATGAAAACATTGCTACCAATATTATTCGTGCATTGTATAAAAGAAGAATAGCAAATAAAATTGCTGTTTTAGCTACAGAAATATATAATGGAAAAGACTCTGACTTCTCTGAGATAAAAAAAGAATTAGAAGTTTCATTTGATGATACAGATAAGGATGTGTATGAATACATAACTTCAGATGTCGATAGTCTAATAGAAAAATTAAAAGATAATACTAAATGGAAATTTAATTTAGGAGGTTTAAAAGAAAATGTTAATGGTGTTGGTGAGGGTAACCTTGTTATTATATTTGCTAGACCAGAGAGTGGTAAGACAGCCTTCTGGATTAATTTAGTCGCAGGAATTGACGGATTTGCCTCTCAAGGTGCCAAAGTATGTGCACTTATCAACGAGGAGCCTGCAATTAGGACTCAAATGAGACTAATTAATGCCCACGCAGGTATGACATTTGATGAAATACGAGCTGATATGACTACAGCTAAAGAAAAATGGACTGAAGTAAAACATAATATTAATATACTTGATACTGTTGATTGGTCGTTAGATGAGGTTGATGAGTTTGTTCAGAAAGAAAAACCAGATATACTAATTATAGACCAATTAGATAAAGTAAATGTTAAGGGTAACTTTGCACGAACAGATGAGAAACTTCGTGCTATCTATACAGGTGCAAGAGAGATAGCAAAACGAAATAACTGTTGTGTCATTGCTATATCACAAGCATCAGCAGATGGGCATGGTAAAATAGAATTAACATTTGATATGATGGAAGGAAGTAAGACAGGTAAAGCAGCAGAAGCAGATTTAATTATTGGTGTTGGGTGTGCTACTCATCAAGGCAGAGATGAACATGCTAGAAATGTTTATATAAGTAAAAATAAAATAACAGGGTATCATGGATTGATTAACTGTATGATAAACCCAGAACTATCGAGGTATTATGATTAGTGTATTTGATGTAGAAACAAGTTTTCAAGTAACAGAAGAAGGTAACTTAGACCCATCAGCTAAAAATCCTAATAACTTTTTGGTATCTTTGGGTATCAATGATGAGTATGTATTTTTTAAACACAGAGAATTTAAAGGAATACCTAATAGAAAAGTTATACAAGACATACTAGATAAGACTACATTACTTGTTGGACATAATATTAAATTTGATTTGTTGTGGTTATGGGAAGCAGGTTTTAAATACGATGGTAAAGTTTGTGATACGATGGTAGTTGAATACGTTTTTAATAGAGGTGTTAAGAGAAGTTTAAAATTAAAAGATTGTTGTGCGTTTCGTGGTGTTATACAAAAGTCTGATACAACAGAACAATATATAAAAGATAAAGTTTCTTTTCAGAATATCCCTATTCGTATTGTAGAAGAGTATGGTCGTATGGATGTAAAGGCAACCAAGTCTTTATTTGAATCACAAATGATACAATTAAAAAAACCTCAACACAAAGGCTTGCTATTAACGATAAAAAATATGTGTGAGTTTCTTGTTGTTCTAACAAAGATGGAAGATAATGGAATATATATTGATAGAAAAGCATTAAGTGAAGTTGAAAAAGATTTTCAAACTGAGTACGATTCATTGCGTGTTAAAATAGATGAAGAAATGCATACTCGCATGGGGGATACAAAAATTAATCCTGCAAGTCCAGAGCAATTATCTTGGTTAATGTATGGGATAAAAGTAAAAGATAAAAAAGAATGGGCAAAGATATTTAATTTAGGTGTAGATAAATTTACAAAGAAACAAAAACGAAGACCTAAATTTACTCCTAAACAATTAAAACAAATATTTGCTAAACATTTACAACCTGTGTACAAAACAAAAGCAGAACAATGTTCTGTGTGTAAAGGTAAAGGCACCATACAAAAAATAAAAGTAAATGGAGAGCCTTGGAGTAATCTAAGTAAGTGTTCTGAATGTAAAGGAGATGGATTTGTTTACAGAGAATTGTCTGATAAGGCCGGATTTTATGCTACTGTTACTTCTGTAATGGAGATTTCAGAGGGAGGATTTAAAACAGATAGATTAACTTTAACTAAAATAGCAAAAACAGGAGATGAATTTCTAAAAAGATTTGTTGAAAAGATTACAAGATACAATGCATTAGAGACTTATCTTAGTACATTTGTTGAGGGTATTAAAAAGTTTACAACAGATAAAGGATTTTTGTATCCTAGTTTTATGCAAACTGTAACTGCTACAGGTAGATTATCAAGTCGTAATCCTAACTTCCAAAATCAACCAAGAGGTAGTACATTTCCTATTCGTAAGGTTATTAGTTCTAGATTTGAGGGAGGTAAGATAATGGAAATTGATTACGCTCAATTAGAATTTAGAACAGCTATTTTTTTATCACAAGATAAACAAGGTATGGAAGATATAAGAAATGGTGTTGATGTACATAATTACACAGCCAGTATTATCGGCTGTTCAAGACAAGAAGCAAAGCCACATACATTTAAACCTTTGTATGGAGGTATGTCTGGTACTGAAAATGAAAAGAAATATTATTCGGCTTTCTTAAAAAAATATCCGGGTATAAAAGTTTGGCATGATAAACTGCAAAGTGAGGCAATACGAACAAAAGTTGTTACTCTACCTACAGGTAGACAATACGCCTTTCCAAAAGCAGAACGCATGTCATGGGGTGGTGCAACTTCTTCTACACAGATAAAAAATTATCCTGTGCAGGGATTTGCCACTGCTGATATTGTTCCTCTAGCTTGTATAGGTATACAAGAATTACTAGAGAAACATAAAACCAAGAGCCTACTTATCAATACTGTACACGATTCTATTGTGGCAGATGTCTTTCCCGGAGAAGAAAAAGAAGTCGCTTTCTGTCTAAACAGTGGTTGTTTAGGGGTTATTCAACGGATGAAAGATATGTATGGGATTGATTTTAACATTCCACTAGATGTTGAATTAAAAGTAGGCTCTAATTGGTTGGATACTAAAGTTTATGCTTGACAAAAACATACTCTATAGTGTATAAGAAAAGTTCAATTAACCAATGAAAGGTAGTATATGGTAAATGACTTAGCGACATTTGACTCTCTTAGTAAAGAGGAGATAATGAAAATGACTGGCCAAGATGATGGTTCTGTAATTAGTACAGGCTCAATAGACAGGCTAATAATAAACAGAGCGGCTGAAGATGATGATGGAAATCAATTATCTGCAGGTGTCTTTAGTACCTATGACTCTGGTATTCAATCCAAAGTTTATAGTATAAAAGATAAACCTATTCAGTTTAGACCTTTTATTAATACATTCCAATACATGGAATATGATTCAGATAATAACAAGTATGCTTGTTCTTCTGTTATCTTTAAATCATGGAAAGATGAACCCATTGATACTAATGGTGGAGTCAGATGTGGTAAAGTAATAGGTAAGGATAAGGAACAATTAACTCCTGCACAAGTAGACGCTCAACGAAATATTAAATGTTATCGTTTAGTATATGGTTTAGTTTCTATGGATGCAATAACTCCTACAGGAGAGCCTACAAAAGTAGAAAACTTACCTGTGTTATTTAGAGTTACTGGTTCAAACTTTACTCCTATTGGAGAGGCTTTTAAAAGTCTTAAAGGTAGAGATAGTTTAATGCAAAACCATTTATTAAATATGACAACTGTTAAGAGAAAAGCAGGAAGTAATATTTATTATGTATCTGAAATAGCAATTGACAAAAAAGAGGTTCCCTTTACTGCAAAAGACTTAGAGCATATGGATATGTTCAATGCTCTTATTGAAGAAGAGAACGCTAGAGTATCAACCAAGTGGCAAAAAGCCCATAGCAATAAGGAACAAGATGCGGCATCTGCAAAAGTTATTAATGAACTTGCTGATGACCCCGAGATGGTGCTTCAAGCTTAATGTCTAGTATACTAAACAGAGTACAATTATTCTTAACGGAGGCCAATAAGGCCTCTGTTCCTATTTCTAGTGATATTGTAAATGAATTTGCAGAGGCTTGTAAACAAGCCTTCATAAAACAATTTGTAGAGCAGAGAGAAACAAAATTTAGACCTCGTATGAGTTC